GAGAAAAAACATGAATGATGTTTCCGATAAAGACAGCCCAGAAATTGTTCGGCTGAAAAACGTTATTAAAACAATGCAACGTAATTATGATGCATTGATTGCCGAATATGAGTTCGAGCTTAATTTTTACCGAGAAAACTATCCTCAGGCTTACTATGCCTACGACATTTATCGCGAAGATAAAAAGAATTCATCATTTTAGCGTTATCTTCTTCCAACTCCTTAATTAACTGAATAATTTCTTTTTTTTGTTTGGTTGTGCCCAAAAACGCACCAAAACAATATCCTGCACAAAAACCTGCCGTTGTCAGTAAAAGTAAATTCAGCATCTCTTTCTCCTTTCTTTTTGTTAATAAAAAAGCCGACCGGAAAACCCGGCGGCGGTTGATTAAATGAAATTCAAGAATTTCTGTCTTCAGCACCTTTTTGTGC